TTACTGACATAGTTGCAACAACTACAAATGCTGTAACTATCGGATTTGCAGTGGCTCCACAATCAGGTGAGACATATAGGGTAGTAGTTAAAGCATAACGCATGAGTAAAAGAGCCCTCGTACCTATTAACGTACTTGCCGTAGGCACAGAGCCTACTGGCAGGTATGTAGGTGACATCTACTACAATACAGATGCACGTAATGTGTATGTATTCGACGGAGTGCAGTGGCTCGAGATTGTTACAAATGTTTCTGCTGATATAATTGAGGGTGGAGATGAAGTTGGTGGTTCTGACACCGTAACAGGTGTAGCCGATGGAGGAGACGAAGCAGGTGGCAGTGATACGTACACAAGTTCCTATGATGGTGGAGGAGTAATTTAATGTCAGTAACAATCAAACTACGTCGTGGAACTGAGTCTCAGTGGACAGCAAATAACCCAACACTTGCTGCTGGTGAAGTTGGAACAGAAACTGACACTGGTAAATTTAAAGTAGGTAATGGCTCTACTGCGTGGAACTCTCTTGCGTATGGCGGTCTTCAAGGTGTTCAAGGTGTACAAGGCGTACAAGGCGTACAAGGCACTCAGGGTGTACAAGGTGTACAAGGTGTACAAGGTGTGCAAGGTGTGCAAGGTCTACAGGGTGTGCAAGGTACAGTTGGTGCTCAAGGCGCTGATGGAACTCAAGGTACTCAAGGTACTCAAGGCACTCAAGGAACTCAAGGAACTCAAGGCACTCAGGGCACTGACGGTACACAAGGAACCGTAGGCTCTCAAGGCACACAAGGTACTCAAGGTATACAGGGAACTCAAGGCACCCAAGGCGTTCAAGGAACTGAGGGAACTCAGGGTACGCAAGGTACACAGGGTACACAGGGCACACAAGGAACTCAGGGAACTCTTGGAACTCAGGGTGCTACTGGAACATTTGGTGGCGAAACTCATGAATATAATTTCTTAACTAATACAGAAAATACTGATCCAGGTAGTGGAAATTTAAAGTTTAATAATGCAACTATCTCTAGTGCAACTGCGTTGTACATAGACAACATTGATTTTGCTTCAAATGATATTTCACAACTACTACAAACAATTGATGACTCAACCTCTGGAATTAAAGGAACTATCAAGTTCACCGAAGTTGGAGATGCGAACAGTTTTGCATTCTTCCAAATTACTGGTACTCATACGCACGAAAGTGGTGGAGCATACTTTAACGTCCCAATTGCTCATGTAACAGGAACTCTATCAGTCATTAATAATGACAACCTATATGTAACATTTGCTCGTGTTGGTGACAAGGGTGATACGGGTGCTCAAGGAACTCAGGGCGTTCAAGGAGTACAGGGCGTTCAAGGTACCGAAGGTGCTCAAGGAACACAGGGTACTCAAGGTGTAGATGGAGCCCAAGGAACTGTAGGTTCACAGGGAACTGAAGGTGCTCAAGGTACTGAAGGCACCCAAGGTACGCAAGGTACGCAAGGTACTACTGGTACAGGAACCCAAGGTACGCAAGGCACTAGTGGCGCTACTGATGAAGTTGTTATAAACGATGTTATGGATGTTTACTAAGTAACTCTGTACTACCGTTATGTATTTGACTGTATTGTGCTGCTTCTTGTAAAAACTTTATAGGTTTATATACCTGTGGTTTTACTGTAAATGTATTAAATCGCATTTGATTTTCTTCTTGTTTCATTCTAAAGTTAAAAATATACCAATCTACAGGACAATTAATTCCTCTAGACTCAATATCTACAACAGCCTTTTCTGCACCACGTCTACTTACGGCATATCCTGCACAAGACCATTGTTGATATGATTTGCAAATATGTTCTTCACCAATATCGTGTTCAGATTGATTATAAGCAAATAGTGAATCATCTGGAACAAAGAATGAAAAGAAATCCCAGATAGGCATAAGTTCACCTATATACATCTCAGCAATAGTTTTAAAGTTATTGCTAATAACTATGTCATCTTCAAAAATTATTAATACATCTTTGTCAGATTCTAAAAACTTTTTATAAGCCAAGTAATTACTTGCCCAAACTCCTATGACCCCAGAACTTGGTGGAAAGGTCTCTCCTGGTTTACAAAAATCATAGACGGTGTTGACTTTAAATTTAGGTGTCTGATTAATAAATGTTTCAGCCTTATCAGCGGTATTTAGATACATAGTAGGAGAATTAAGACGAGGTAAGAAGGACATTGATTTTAAAATGCCCTCATAAGATTTGTTCCTTAATTCATTTCCAGTATCAGTATGAAAGACTTCAAAGCAGGCGTTATCTAACACTTCTCAATCCATACCTGGTAGCCAGATTCAATGATCGTATACTCGCCCCTACATACATTAAGGAAGCAATCAACGCCTCTCTTAGGCTCTAGGTACTCCTTACCGCCGTAGTTCCAGAGGTAGTCATCAAAGGCCATCACTCCACCTGATTCCAGGTGCCTAAAGCCATTCAAGCCATCTATAGCGGTCTGTAGGGCTGTGTGATCCCCATCTATGTATATGAAGTTATATGAACTAGCGCCTCTTAAGAAGAACTCATCGCTGGTCATCTTATGCTTTAAGATCCTTCCATCCTTTGGGAATCTTGAATCGTAGTAGGCCTCTACTGAAGAAAAATCCAGAGATTCATGGGCGACTTCTTCACTGCCCTCCCACGTATCTACATCATCTAGATATTCAATCTCCCGATTAGTAAGTAGCCACTGCGTGGCGTCCCCTGTGTAGGTGCCGATCTGTAGTGCACGAAGTGGAACACTTGGTACATGTCTAAAGTATTTCTCTACATCCTTAAACCAGTTAGGAAACATTAGACAAACAACTTCAGATTATTAAGGCATCCATTTACATACTCTTCAGTCATAGCATGATCGTCTAATAGGTGTTGAAATAAAGTTTTACTTTCATATTTGCGTCCAATCCACCATCCAGCAACAGCCTTCTCAAACAATAAACAGTAAGTTCCGTTGTATTCAACATACCCTGGAAGTGATTGGTTGTAAGAATTGGTTGCAAATAGTAAACCTAACTCTGCGTAGGTGTAGCACTCTTGATACTCCTTATTGCGTTCTTTAATTCTAGACAATAGAAAGTACGCCTCTGGTCTATTTGGTAGATATGCAATAGCCTGCATGATGTTGTTGTAAACAGTTTTATTTCTTTCTCCCTGAGCACCAAAACACAGAGCCATCTTTAACAGAGAGGTGTAGGTAATCAGTGAGTGCGTCTTGTATCCGTATTCAGCCGCTCTTAAGTAGAACCCTGCCGCTGATGCATACTGCGACTGGTTCTCATATGCAGCAGCAAGATTAAAATTGTTCTCTACATCCTGTGGATTTTCAGCCAATTTTAAAGTTAACTCTTTAATGTCCATAAGACATGGCCTCCGTAATCATTTCATTTACAACTTTTTTTGGAACCTCAAGAACAAAGGCACAGTTATCTTGAACGCCAAAAGTTAGTACTAGGTTCTTTTTTATAACTGCTGCGCCAACGCAAAATTCAATTGGCGTATCTAAGAATGAAAAGGAAGATGTAAGTCCAACAAAATTAAACTCTTTATCCCAGACAATCATTCGATGTCTATATGTTGAATCCTTTTGATTTAAATAATTTTTCCACAACTTAACTTCGTGAGTAAACGCAATGTAATAATCGCCCCAAGCAATTACGTTTGTACCACCACGTTGATCAGGAAAAATTGGCGGAGTTTCTTTTACCAGTACCTGCTCACATTCAGACTTATCAGGATTAGCCTTAACAATCTCCGTAGGCATAGCCCATTTAACAAAGTGATAAGGCATATCAAGGATAGGCATCCAATTCTTTTCACAGTAAGAATTAACATCAACAGGAGGTGGAATACGAACTCGTTGAACTTCGGTGGCTGTCCAGTTAATTTTATCTAATTCAATCTTGGAGTACTCCATGCGACCTTGCCCATTGGGCGTGGTATCACGCCGTACCCCAATCAGGTAGTAGTTGCCATCCCATTGCGTGATGCGGACATCCTCTTCACCAACAAACTCCCAAATAGGTGGAACATCTAACTTAGAGTAATCAACCTTAGTAAAATTAATTAAGTTGTAATCCTTATCAAGACGGCCTAGGTAGTTGGTCGTAACTAGCCGTTGGTCTTTTTCAGGATGTAGGTAAGAGAGTGGACCCCAAGGACTAAAGAATCTTTGATCTTTTTCAGAATGGTATAAGGTGTAATTTACATGCCTAATATTTATTAAAATATCTCCATCATCATCGACAAAAATAGATGGGTTCATTAAGCCCATACCATAGGTAGTTGAGTGGGGTAGAATTAAAGGCGCTAATTTGCCCCCTTGAGAAACCGATTTATGCACCAAATTCATGGGTTCACATTAGCATAGGTTTAGGACACACAGGCTTAAAAAAAGCCTTAACCTATCCGCTATACCTCCCGAAAGGAACAGTAACTTATGGCTGTAACCTCCAAGGTCCTAGCAAGAACTGCTGCAGCGACCTCAAGTACAACCCTTTACACAGTGCCAAATTCAAGCACTACAACAGTAGTCACAAACATTGTTATTAGTAATAACGCAGCATCAACTTCAACAGCAACAATAACCATAGATGGTGTAAACGTTGTTCCAAATGTATCTATTGCTGCTAACTCATTATTTGCATTTGACTTAAAGCAAGTGATTCCTGCAAATGCAACACCTAAAGTAATTGCTGGACTTGCATCTACAACATCAGTGCTTTTTCATATTAGCGGAGTGGAGATAGTCTAGTGGGAATTTCAATCTTTCCAATTCCATCTGCAGCAGCACCTGCTGCACAGAATGACGCCGTTTCAGTAACCATTCCTCTTGCACAAACTGATTATGAAGTTACATCTACATTCACTACAGGTACTTACACAATTACAACTAGTCCAGCAACTTCACAAGCAACAGTTACTTTCTTTTCTGGAAGTGAAACAGTTGCACCAGTAACTACAACAAGCGGAACAGTTACTTACGCACTAGGAACTGCATCTACGGGTGCTTTGATCTCAGTCAACACTGGAACAAACGTAGTTGTTTCTATAACTTTATCTGCCGCAAGTCTTACTCCAGCAGGACTTAGTGGAACTTTAGATACTATTACAAGTTCTGGAACTTATACTCAAACTGGACTACTATATGTTTGTGCAGTAGGCGGAGGCGGAGGTGGCGGTGGTGGACTTACCTCTAATAACACAGTTGGTTGCGGCGGTGGCAAGGCTGTACCTGTTGCAAAATTAGTTTATGCAAACAGCAGCACCAGCGTAACTATCGGTGGCGGTGGTGATGGGTGTGGAACTGCAAGCAATTCAAATGGAAACGGTGGTGGTACCACTAACTTTGGTAACCTTGTTTCATCTGGCGGTGGCGGAGGAAATACTTGGTATGCACCTTCTTCACCTGCTGACGGTGGCGGTGCAGGATCCCCTACAGGTTCTGGAACTGCTAACTCTGTTCTTACAAAATCAATTATAGATGGTACAAATGGCGGAGGCGGAGGCGGAGGAAACTCAGGTGTTCCTGCAGGCAGTGGCGCTGGCAGTGGAATTGGTACTGGTGGAAATGGTGGAAACTATCCTGGTAACGCTGGTAATAATGGAACTGGTTATGGATCAGGTGGCGGTGGTGGAGGACGTAACACATCCTACAGCGGTAACAACGTAGGTGGAATTGGTGGCCCTGGTGTTATATATGTTCTACGTGGCTTCTAAAGAAAAGAGACTGTACACATGAAAAAATTTGCAGTTTTAAATAATCAAAATACAGTGGTTAATGTAATTATTGCTGAAACCCTTGCTGCTGCTGAGAGTAGTTCTAACGCATCTTGTGTAGAAGTATTAGCCAACGTAGCGGTTGATATTAACTATACCTACAATGCTCAATACGGCAGATTTATTGAACCAAAACCCTTTGATTCTTGGGTCTTAAATCAAGAGACTTTTATGTACGCTCCTCCTGTTGCATATCCAACAGATGGCGGTATATACTCTTGGAATGAATCTTTGTTGGAATGGATTGAAGTGTAATAAATCTAAATTAAATTTTAAAGGGGCGAAAAATTAAAATTAAATTTATAAATAAAACACAGATTGAATTAGATCCTCCAATTCCTGCTTCAAAATTTATACCCGATTGGTATAAAAATCTAGATTCATACATGGGTAGTAAAACTAAATCTTTAAATTTTGAAGGTAAGACTACGGCTACTTTAAAACGTTGTATGCCTGTTTTTGATGCACTTACATCTGGCTACATTATTCTGTCTCCAGTAGATGTGTTTGTAACTATAAAAGATGGTGAGCAATGGTTTAATTGGCCAAGCGGAGATATAATCTCTTTTCATAACTTTCAACAAGCACCTACCCATCCTGACGGGCACTTTAATAGGAGTTATCCCAAGTGGCATAATCCTTGGGCTATAAAAACACCTAAAGGATATTCAACTTTATTTGTTCAACCATTTCACAGAGAATCAGTATTTACTATCCTTCCAGGAATTGTAGATACAGATACCTATTTTAATAATGTAAATTTTCCATTTGTAATGAATGATGTAACCTTTGAAGGACTTATACCAAAGGGAACTCCAATTGCTCAAGTAATTCCTTTTAAAAGAGATTCTTGGAAAATGGAAATAGGGTCTACAGAAGATCAAAAATCTTCACATCAAATTCGATTACAATTGGAAAGTAAATTTTTTGATATTTATAAAACTATGTGGTGGAATAAAAAGGAGTATAAATAATAAATGATTACGTCTGGTTTTAAAAATACTGAAGAAAGTTTGTCTATTGCTTGGTGTGACAATGGTTTAGTAGATGGTAAATTTACAGAAGGATTAGCCCATCTCGTTCTTTATCTTGGTAAATCTGATTTAAAATTAAATGAAATCTTTAGAGTTCAAGGAAATCAAATTAGCAGACAACGTCAAATAGTTTTTGATCATTGGATTAAAAATACAACAACTGATTGGTTATTTTGGATAGACTCTGATGTATATGTATCTATTGATAATTTTAAGTTACTTTGGAATACAGCGCATAAGATAGAAAAACCTATAGTAACTGGAGTTTACTTTGTTTCAAAAAGTACGGACTATGAAGTAATGCAACCACTTCCTGTTATATTTAATAATATTGATGAAAAAACAATTGAATACATACATCCTCTTCCAGAAAATCAAGTAATAAAAGTTGATTCTTCGGGTATGGGGTTTGTTCTTATGCATAGATCGGTAGGCATAACTTTACAAAACAAATTTTTGAATGAACCTGTTTTTGCTGAAAAACTTGGATTAAATAATGATTTTGTTGGTGAAGATATTGCTTTTTTTAGAAAGGTAAAAGAGGCTGGAATTCCAATTTATGCTCACACTGGAGCCACTGCAAAACATATGAAAAGGTTTCCTTTAGACATAAACTATTATCAAGCCTACTGGAATATAAAAAAACCTGAATAATTCAGGCTGTAACTATTGACGCTTGCCTTCACAATTGACCTATGCGTGGTTCAAAAGTCCAAGGACGATTTAAGATAGGGTTTGAAACCCTCTCTATGGATGAGGGCATGATTGATGAACTTCGTGATCCTGTTGGAACCATTGTTAATTGGTGGACTTGGGATGATGCAGCCCTTGCTGCAGATTATGGAAACTACGTAGATCCAATCTACGATGTATCGAATCAAGATCCTGCTAAGGGTCGTAGATGGAATGAGCCTTTTGATCTGCCCGTAATTTTGGCGCAATTAATGCGTGGTACAAACATAATGAATGAACGAGGATTCTATGTAGTAGATACCCTCCGTCTTGTTGTGT